ACACCGGTTGGTACAGAAAAGATAAAACTTACAACAATTGATATTGAGGTTGCATCAGAGAACGGTTTCCCAGATGTAGAATCTTGTGCTGAAGAAGTATTGTTAATTACATTACAAGATTATGCAACTAAACAAATTCGTACTTGGGGTCGTGGTGCATTTAACAACAAACAAGAGAATGTAATCTATAAGGGTTTCAGTACAGAATATGAACTCCTTACAGATTTTATTAACTGGTGGATGATCGAAGATAATACACCAGAAGTTATCACAGGATGGAATAGTAAGTTATATGATATTCCATATCTTTGTCGTCGTATTGATCGAATACTTGGTGAGAAACTTAAAAAGAGAATGTCACCTTGGGGTTTAGTAACTGAGGAAGAAACATATATCTCTGGTCGTAAACATTTATCTTATGACATCGGTGGTGTATCTCAGTTAGATTATCTTGACTTATATAAAAAGTTTACTTATAAGGCACAAGAATCATATCGATTAGATTATATTGCATCTGTTGAACTTGGACAAAAGAAACTTGACCACTCAGAGTTCGATACATTTAAGGATTTCTACACAAAAGGTTGGCAAAAGTTCGTAGAGTATAATATTATTGACGTAGAACTTGTTGACCGTATGGAAGACAAGATGAAGTTGATTGAACTTGCCTTGACTATGGCATATGATGCAAAGGTCAACTATGAAGATGTGTTCTATCAAGTAAGAATGTGGGACACAATAATTTACAACTATCTTAAGAGAAGAAACATTGTTATTCCTCCAAAAATCGCTCAAATAAAAATGATAAGTATGCAGGTGCATATGTCAAAGAACCGATACCTGGCAAATATGATTGGGTGGTTTCGTTTGACTTGAATAGTCTATATCCGCATTTGATAATGCAGTATAATATTTCTCCAGAGACTTTACTAGATACAAGACATCCATCTGTCACTGTTGATAAAATACTTACTGAAGATATAACATTTGAAATGTACAAAGATAATGCTGTTTGTGCAAATGGTGCAATGTATCGTAAGGATGTTCGTGGGTTCTTACCAGAACTGATGGAGAAGATGTACAATGAAAGAGTCATCTTCAAAAAGCGAATGATTACTGCAAAGAAGAAGTATGAAAAGACCCCAACAAAAAATCTTGAAAAAGAAATTGCAAGATGTAATAACATTCAGATGGCAAAGAAGATTTCCCTTAACTCTGCTTATGGTGCTATTGGTAATCAATATTTTCGCTATTATAAACTTGCCAACGCAGAAGCTATTACACTATCTGGTCAGGTTTCTATCCGTTGGATAGAAAACCGTATGAACAAGTATCTAAACAAAATTTTAAAAACGGAGAACGAAGACTATGTTATTGCCAGCGATACTGATTCCATCTACCTTAATTTGGGTCCTTTGGTTGAAACTGTATACAAGGGGAGAGAGACGACTAATGAAAGCATTGTGTCGTTCCTTAATAAGATCTGTGAGATGGAACTTGAAAAGTATATTACGAGTTCTTATGAAACGTTGGCGAACTACGTAAATGCTTATGACCAGAAGATGTTTATGAAGCGAGAGAACATCGCAGACCGTGGTATATGGACAGCAAAGAAAAGATATATTCTAAACGTATGGGATAGTGAGGGTGTTAGATATGATGAACCGAAATTAAAGATGATGGGTATTGAAGCAGTGAAGTCATCAACTCCTGCACCTTGTCGCACAATGATTAAGGATGGTCTTAAGATAATGATGAATGGAACAGAGGAAGAAGTGATTGATTATATTGATGATTGTCGTGCGAAGTTCAAGACACTTCCTCCAGAAGACATTGCATTTCCTCGCACTGCATCAAACGTGCAAAAGTATAAAGCATCGTCTACAATATATGCAAAGGGAACACCCATACATATACGTGGTGCATTATTATTCAATCATTATGTAAAGCAGAAGAAGTTGGATAATAAATATTCACTTATTGGTAATGGAGAAAAGGTCAAGTTTCTCTATCTTAAAAGACCAAATGTAATACAAGAGAATGTAATTTCTTTTATTCAAGACTTTCCAACTGAAATTGGACTTGACAAGTATATAGATTATGATCTACAATTCGAGAAGAGTTTTGTTGAACCACTCAAAGCAATTCTTGATGCGATTGGTTGGAACGTCGAAAAAACTGTAAACCTAGAATTATTTTTTACCTAATGGATTTACCTATTGATTTAGATGAACTTGATGTCATTATTGAGTCTGTATCAGATGTTGATACAGAACTATGTCGGAAGTTGAGATTAGTAAAAGGTTTGGTTGAAGATGGTAAACCTTACAAAAAAATACTCCGTGAAAAATATGGTTATGTAGCATAATGTTTTTTAAAAAATTGAGTCTTGTTACTGGTGGTTTTGATCCCATTCATAGCGGACACATATCATACTTCACAAGAGCAAAAGATTTTTCTGATTATCTTGTAGTTGGTATTAATACAGAACAGTGGTTAACAAATAAAAAAGGTCAATACTTTCAATCGTGGATTGAACGAGCAGAAATTATTCGTCACTTAGATATGGTTGATGCAGTGATTACTGTTCCAGATGATGATAAAGGTTCAGCGTGTGGTGCAATTGCAAAATGTTTAGAAATTTCAGAGACAGTTGTTTTCTGTAATGGAGGTGACAGAGGTAAATTTAACACACCCGAAACTGATAAGTATGGTGGAGATCCACGAGTTCAATTTGAATTTGGTATTGGTGGTGATGATAAAATGAACAGTAGTTCTTGGATACTCAAGGGTTACTTTGAAAGACAACGTAAATTATTAGGAATATGAATTGTTGGCACTGTGGCACTGAATTGATTTGGGGTGGAGATCATGACCTTGACGATTATGAAGATATGGAGTATGATATAGTTACAAACTTATCATGCCCTAAGTGTGAATCATATGTTGAAGTTTATCATAAGATAGAAAAATAATGGATTTTCTCAAAGAAATAGTAAAAGAAATTGGTGACGAGTACACACAAATCGCAGCAGACATAGATGAAACAGAAAGATTCATTGATACAGGAAGTTATATCTTTAATGCAGTTGTTTCTGGTTCCGTTTATGGTGGCGTTTCTAGTAATAAGATCACTGCCATTGCTGGTGAGACTTCTACTGGAAAAACTTATTTTTCCCTTGCTATTGTCAAAAACTTTTTGGACACTAACCCTGATGGGTATTGTCTCTATTTTGATACTGAAGCTGCAATCACCAAGGGATTACTTGCATCTCGTGGAATTGATCAAAACAGACTTGTTGTTGTCAATGTCGTTACGATAGAAGAGTTCCGAAGTAAGGCACTTCGTGCAGTAGATATATACCTTAAGACAGAAGAAGAGAATCGTAAACCCTGTATGTTCGTGTTGGATTCTCTTGGCATGCTCTCAACAGAGAAAGAAATTACTGACGCACTTAACGATAAACAAGTTCGTGACATGACCAAATCACAACTTGTTAAAGGTGCATTTAGAATGCTTACTTTGAAACTTGGTCAAGCAAACATTCCCCTTATAGTCACAAATCATACTTACGATGTCATCGGATCTTATGTCCCAACTAAAGAAATGGGAGGAGGCTCTGGTCTCAAATATGCCGCTTCTACGATCATTTATCTCAGCAAAAAAAAGGAAAAGGATAAGACAGAAGTTGTTGGAAACATTATTAAAGCTAAGACGGCTAAATCAAGACTCTCCAAAGAAAACCAACAAGTTGAAATAAGACTTTACTATGATGAGAGAGGACTTGACAGATACTATGGTCTTCTTGAATTAGGAGAACTTGGTGGTATGTGGAAGAATGTTGCAGGTCGATATGAAATGAATGGTAAAAAAATATATGCTAAAGAAATATTAAAGAATCCTACACAATATTTTACAGATGATATAATGAAAGAACTCGACTCTATTGCCCAAAAGCAGTTTTCTTATGGATCGGATTGAAACTACGATACTCCAAAATTTAATATACAATGAAGAATATTCTCGTAAAGTTATTCCTTTTGTTAAACCCGATTACTTTGAAAATAAATCTGAAAGAGTCGTCTTTGAACAGATTTCAGAGTTTATTGTTAAGTATGGTTCTGCAATTACAATTGAAGCTTTAAATATTGAAGTCAGTAATCGTGTTGATCTTACTGAAACAGAACTTAAAGAGGTTAGTGAACTTAGTGGGTTGTTAACAGATACACCAGTTGATTATCAATGGTTAATGGATACCACTGAGAAGTGGTGTCGTGATCGTGCTATATACTTAGCATTAATGGAATCTATTTCGTTAGCAGATGGACAAGATGACGCTAAAGGAAGGGATGCTATTCCTACTATTCTCTCTGATGCTCTGGCTGTTTCTTTCGATAATCATATAGGGCATGATTACTTAGAAGACTACGAGGAAAGATATGAGTTATATCATAAAAAGGAAGATAAAATCCAATTCGACCTCGAATTTTTCAACAAGATTACAAAGGGTGGGATTCCAAATAAAACACTCAATATTGCTCTCGCTGGCACTGGTGTTGGTAAGTCTTTGTTTATGTGTCATGTCGCAAGCAGTGTGTTACTCCAAAACAAGAACGTATTATACATCACGCTTGAGATGGCTGAGGAGAAAATTGCTGAAAGAATTGATGCTAATCTTCTAAATATTCCCATACAGGACATTACTGATTTACCTAAACCTATGTTTGATAGTAAGGTGGTGTCCTTATCAAAGAAAACTCAAGGAAATCTTATCATTAAGGAATATCCTACAGCATCAGCACATAGTGGTCACTTTAAGGCATTACTCAATGAACTATCCTTGAAAAAATCTTTTAAACCTGATATAATATTCATAGATTACTTAAATATATGTGCATCAAGTCGCTATTCTAAACTAGGAAATGTCAATTCTTACTCATACATCAAAGCGATTGCAGAAGATCTTCGTGGACTTGCAGTTGAATATAATGTCCCGATTATTTCCGCTACTCAAACCACTCGTTCTGGTTTTGGTAGTAGTGATATTGATCTTACCGATACCTCTGAGTCATTTGGTCTACCTGCAACTGCTGATCTTATGTTCGCTCTTATATCTACTGACGAATTAGAAGGATTAAATCAAATAATGGTCAAACAATTGAAGAATAGATA